GTGATCGCTCATACGACCATCAACCATATCATTTGCTATCTGATTCCTCTGAGTCTTCAACTCTGATTTTATCTTCCTCAGTATGTCTGCCAGCGTCATCTTTTAACCCTGACTCGCCTGACATCGAGACACCAGTAACATGGACAGTAACATCTTTATTACTTTCCATAGGCACCATTTTTCTTCTTTTTCTTCATGCCATTTTTCTTTTTTGGCTTCATGGCCATTTTCTTTTTTGGTTTCATACCATGTTTCATCTTTTTACCTCCTTTAGATATTAGTGATGAAAATTGAGTTCGATTCATGATTTACTCTTTTTAGTTTTACTCTTCTTTTTACCACGAATCAAGTCAGAGTCAGCCTTTCTTGCACCACCTTTACCAGTAGCGAAAGACCTAACTCTACCTATCGCCCAAGAAGTTGGCGTTTGACCTGGACGAGAACCTGACGAATAATAAGCACCCATTCCACGCTTTGCCACTTTTCTTAGTGTCGATTTCGAAATACCTGATGATTTACTGTACTTAGTGAGTGCGGACTCTAAACCACCACCACTCTTCTTTTTCTTTTTAGCTGGCTTTTTTTCTTTTGACATTCTTTGACCTCTTTTTTGCTATGCGTTCCATCTCTGCTTTAGTCAGCGTTCCCTCTTTATATTTCTTTGCTGTCCTTTTTATTTCAGCCTCTTGCGACTTAGGGTTCTTCGCTCCTTGAACATACTTCTTAGGAACACCCTTTTTAGTCTTAGCAACTTTTTTAAACTTACGAACCATCTTCACCTCCTAGACTTGATAATGCTCCAGGTGCAACAGCTCCTGATATTCCTAGAATTTTCATAAGATCACCTAAAGATCCAATGACAGGTTTCTTGCCAAAATCAAATCTAACATCTTCAGAATGTACAGGTGTATCTTTTGGAGCATGTCTTAAATTAGAGTAATCTGATAAATTTTCATTTGAGTACATTCTAACGAGTGATTTCTTTTTCCCCAGAGACTCTAAAGCACGATTTCTATGCCTGCCATCATGATCTAAAATCTGCATAAATTCTGGGTCTGATGCCCTTAGTTCATATTTTAGTCGAGGAATAGCATCGAATTTCATACCTCTTTGAAACATGCCTCTGTAATCTTCTATTTTATCATCTACTTCTGTTATTTGATCTGGAATATCTGTTCTTAATCGAGCAGCAAGATTTCTAAATACTCCAGGTTCCATAACAGCAATATCCTCACCTTTTTCATTAGCATCTTGGAGAGCTTTGAATAAAGGAATGTCTTCGTAATAACCAAAGACCTCTGGTGCTTCCATAGCAAGTTTACGTGCCCTATCACCAACCTCATCTTCCATCTGCTCTATATTCATATAGACACCTTTTTTCTTATTAAGGTCACGGAAAAAGTCTAGGACTTTTTCTGAGGCTTCCTCTGCTAGTCTTTTAAACATGCCCATTATTCAGTCGCCTTATACTTTAATTTTGATTGAGGAATTAATTTGTCAAGATCTTCAACAGACTCAGATAATTTATTAAATATTTCTTGGTCTGTTGCATCAGGATATTTTTCTTTAATTTCATTAACAATTCCTTCAAGAAGACTTCCATCAAAATCTTCAAGACCTCCCATCTCCGAATATACAATTTCTTCCATAAACTCACTAGGTTCCATCTCTCTAATAAGATCTGTATCAAACTCGCGACCTTCATCCATTGCCATTTCTATTGCTTCATCAAATCTATTTTTAAAAGCACTAAGACTACTAATATTTAGATTCGACAAAGGAATTTTTTTAGCAACCTTAGCAACTGGTGCAACATCACTAATAATTTTACTTATAGGCAACTCGCCAAGTGCACCTGCCACTGGAGCAGCAGCCATACCTGTTAAGACTCCTCTTCTTGATACTTTCGGTGCTTCATCAGGCAAAGCTCCAGTAATTTTAGTTGGAGTGTCGCCAGTCAACTTACCAAGAACTCCTTTAAATATTTTGGATCCAATGCTCATTAATCTCTCCTAAATGATTTTGTATTACCATCATCTAAAAGATTATCTGTTAGTTCTGTTTTGCCAGAAAAACCTTTGCCCATTGCATCTTCAAAATCAATTGCTTTTTCTATGCTTCTCTCTAAAAGGTCAATCATTTCATCATCAGTAAAATCATTTTCTTTTTGATACTCAATAAATGGCTTTGCTTTTGTTGCCCTAACCTCATCTTCTCCATCAAACTTATTTAGCATTTTTAAATCTTCATAAGCTTCTCTTTTTGCATCATTTGCTTTGAATTTATCACTTAAAGATTTTGGAGTTGGAACTTCTCTAGGCAAAGCCATTAACTCTTTTTGAAGAGCTTTTCGTTCTAGATCTACTGTCCCAGTTAAATTATTATTAGTAAATTTTTCTAAATCCTCAGTCGATAATTTTCTTAAATTATTATAATCTTTACCAAAATAATTTTTAGCCGACTTTAAATTTTTATAATAATATTGTGCAGACTCCATAGGATCCACAGATACGGAATATTTCTTTGGAATATAGCCTGATGTTCTAAAAAAGTCTTCTTTTAATTTATTGCCCTTATATGCATCCCTTATAAATTTAAACATCTCGACTTCTGCTTTTTGCTCTAGTTTTTCTCCCTCTTTTAAGGTTTTTGATAAAAGTCTTTGATCAAAAGTACCAGGACCATTGTTTATAAAATCGTCATTTTTCTTTTTTAAGTCTGCTCTTTTTTTATCAAGCTCTAAATATTTATTTTTGTCTGCATCATTTTTAAAAAGAAATTCAGAATTTTTGGCATCAGCTGCAGAGTTTCTAAGTCCTCCTGTATGACCAAGTCCAAGTTCCTGTAGGCTTTCAGGCTCGAGCTTGTCATCAAAGAAGTCTTGCAATTTATTAGAGGCAGGTATACCTCTTTCAAAGTCTCTAGAATTAAGACCAAGTTCTGTAAGAAGTTTTCTCTTGTTTATAATCGCTGAAGCTTTTGTTAAAATACTTTTTGGCACAATATCTGGGACTTTTACCTTTGCAATCTTTGACGCAATCTTTGAAACAGGCAACTCACCAAGTACCCCTGTTGCTATTGGTGCAGCTACAATTCCTTGAAGAACTCCTCTTCTTGATACGCCTTTCGGTGGCTTAACATTTGTCTCATCATCCCTGACAGTTTTTGGTCCAGGAGATGTCATCAACACTTCTGGCTTTTCCGGAATTGTTAGGTTTGATTCGTCAGCAACTGACTTCCTATTTACGTTTCGTAAAAAACTGTTTACTTTGTTGGTGCCTCCTCTTACCATTATTTTTGTAAGAGGAAAAGCCTCAGCAGCACTAAGACCTAAACCAAATCCAGCACCAGCCATGCCTATCTTATCGCCTTTATCCATTGCTCTAAAAAAATCTCTACCTGATTCTTGACCACCAAATAAAAGACCAACAGGTGTAGCATCAGCAAAACCAAGACCAAGAGGATTTCTTGGCATAGGATTATTTGGATCAGCACCGACTATGGCTTCTGAATATTGCCTAGCCAATGGTGTGCCAAATAAAGGTGTAAGATATTGTTGTATAAAGTCTCTGGAGCTTTGCCTGTAAGTTTTATCAGGAGCATACATTTCTGCTCCAGTTTGAGGCTGGGAGAATATAGGCTTATCGTGATTCAAACCTGACCTCCTGATAATTCTTTTATAAGAACTCTCAGAGTGTCTTGGAAACCTTTATCAAGCTCTTTTGCAGCAACAGCAAACTTTTTAGGACTTATATTCTGTAAGTTCCTTTTGTCTAAAAAGCTTTTTGCTGCTCGTATTTCAGCTTGTGCCACTTTTTTTATTGCTGCTTTGCTCATATGTTATTTTCCTTTACTTAATGCAGAAAGAGAACCAACAGGAATTGTATCTTCATTTGGATAAAAAAGACCGATCGATGGTGAAGTCTCATTTGATATATACCCTCTGTATCCTAAATCTTTAATAACTTGTGAGACTTCTGGTTTTTCCAAATATTCATATTCACCAAGCATATCTGTGATGTCATGCAAATTCGAGTCTTTAGGCAGTGCTTTTTTAAATTTAGAAACATGTTGTTCATTATTAGGGTCAAAAATATTTTTCTTGGAGTCTTTTATTTTAACTTCATAAACAGTGGGAGCACGACCTTGCTCATCAAAATCTCTGAAATAAGTTCCTTTATATCTTTTCTTAACATCAGATTTTTTCATTGGTCCAGGAATTATAGCTAAATCTTCTTTTTCGATAGGTATTTTATTATAAAAATTATCAAACGATTGAAGTGCATATCCTTCAGCATAATCTAAATCTGGTGTGAAATAAGTTGCACCAAGAGGATTTGTCTCTCCCATATTACTTGAAACTTGAGGTTTGTTGACATCAAATTTTTTTATATTTGGATTATCAGAACCATGATAATAACTTTTCTTGCTAAAACTTTTTAAAAAATCAACAGCATTCTCAATAGCTGGCTCTACTAATTTTTTAAGTGCAGCCATATCACCAAGCCTTACAAGACCAATATCTTGCCTTTGTTTTTGGTCCAGGATTATCGCAGTTGTGCCTTGCTCTAAAGTTCTTTCGTCTTCCTGGCTGATTCTTTTTTATCTTCATATTAGGGTCACCAAATGTTACCCTTTTAACTCTATCGCCATCCATAACAAAGACAACTGATTTCTTTTTACCAAAGCTCGTTTCACCCTTGCGAATACGTCTTGGTTTATTTAAAGAGACTTTCCTACCTTTGTATGTCGCCATTGGGCAATCCTCCTAATGCTCCTGCTACACCCCCAGCACCAACTGCTCCTACGCCACTGGACAATATTCGTCTTGAGTCTGCTTTCTTTGGATCAAAACCTGCGAATGGTGACCTGAGTTGCCGACCATCAAATACAACATAATCAGTTCTTGGTCCCACATACCGACCATCATAATACATAACATCAGTTGTGCTGTTAGTTACTGCGATGCCATCATGACCTTTATCAATAAGATCACTTGTAAAATCAGCTGTATCACCACCGAAGTCATAAAAAGCTTCTTCTAGGTCTTCATAGGTATCATACTCCATTGGATTATCCATTTTCAACTGCAAAGGATAAACTGTTGGATTTCCATATTCTACATCACCAGCGAAAAAATTAGCAACATCTGGATCCTCAGTAACCCATGTGCCCATGTCTCCTGGATGATATCCTGGACTTTTTTCACCAACACCTTGAAAAGCATTTATTCCCTGCTGTTCTGGTGGCAGTTCTTTTCTTTCTAGTTTTTTTGTCTTAGGATTAAAAAAAGTATCGCCTTCCATCTCAACCATAACTTCCCTAGTGGTTCCATCAGCCAAAGGCATATCAATAACACCGAAAGATCCAGATGTTTCTGCTCCTCTTGTTCCATGATAGACTTTCTTGTTAAAGGTCTTTAAAAACTCTTCAACTGTGTCAACCTTTGGTTGAATAAGTTTTTGAACAAGTTTATTTATCGCACCCATTATTTCTTCTTTACTTTTTCTTTTGACCTGATTTGCTCTTTGGCTTTCTTTGCGATTTGGGCTTGTTTGTTTTTGCCTGCGACTTTGGCTCGCTGTTCCATGACAGTAAGGATTTGAATTTTCCTAGCATATGGCTTATTAATGTTCTTAACTTTACGAGCAGTTGCTTGGGCATCTGCCACAGTGGCAAATTTAATAGAGACTGTATCTTTGGGGTTTTCATCGGTGTATAACCTCCTATCTGATCCTTTTGGTTTCTTGCCTGTTCCCTTTTTTGGATCTGGTTTTTTCTTAGCCATTACTTTTTATGTATAGCTTGTATTTCAAATGTTGCTTTTTTGCTTGCACCTTTGTGTGGCTTGTATCCTCCAGGAGGATTTTTCATAAGCTTATAACCTTTGCCAGCTTTCATCCAGTGAAAACCTTTTGGTGCCTCAACTGACTTTTTTGCCATTCTTTTTTCCTTTTTTCTTTTTTAAAGATGCAGCTATCTTTTTAAATGTTCCAGCTTTTGGCGCACCTTTAGAACCTTTCTTTCTCATTTTTTCTCCACGCCTTTTTTTAGCATGAATGTTCTCATATAAACTCATGCTCTCTTTTTACCCTTCTTCTTTTTCTTTTTTGCCAAAGCTTTTAGGTCAGCACCTGTAATCTTTTTTCTAGGTGGTGCAACAGCTGCAAGTTTTTTCTGTTTTGTTGAATATTTACTAAAAGGCATCAGTCTTCCATCATCATTTTTGGACCACCATGCCCAAGCATTTGATTCATAACATCAGACATATCACCTGCATGAACTTTCATGATCTTGACTTTCATCTCATCACCATCTTCTTTCATCTCTTCTTCCTCGTCACCTACGCCATATTCCATCTGGTGACAAAGTAATAAAAAATTGACGAGCTGGTCGTCACTAAGCTCTAAACCCTCAGTGTCATGCGCAAAACCCATCTTCTCCACAAAGAGTTCTGCGTTCTTTTCCATGTTGTCTACTTCTACTTCAGCCATATTTTTCTCCTTCAATAATAAATTTTAGTTCCCTTTTTAACTTTCTCCATTTTACAAAGTGCTGTAATCTTTTTCTTAACTTCTCCAGGTTCTCTGGGCTGACCCATCATTCTCCTTGCAAAATATCTACATCTGTTAATGTCGTAAAAATATATTGTTGGTGGTTTAACTGCACTCCCGATGTAAACATATAAAGCAAATACTAACTCCATCAATTACCTGTGAAGAAACTGAATATTCCTCCAGGTTCAAAGGCTGTTGGCTGACCACCTCTTGCTCCTCTTTCTAGACCAAGAGTGTTCTCTAAATCTCTTGTTCTTTCTCTTGACATAAACTGATCAAATTGGTCTGCTCTTCTTTGGGCATCTTCTTGCCTTCTGTTAAATTCTTCCTGTTCAGCTCCACTGCGTTGTCCTGACATTGGATCAGGAAGACTTGATTGCATATTCATAACTGCTCTTACAGGGTTTGATAAAGTATCAGCTTGAACATTTCTTACATTTGCCTGTATAGCATCAAGTTGACCTTGCGACATGTCTGGCGTTGCACCTGTCATAAAGTTTGTTATTCTTTGCGAATAATTTGGAGCGATTCTGTCAAGCAAATAAGTTGTTGGCTCAAACTCATTGGTTCTTGGATTAAAAACATTTTCCTTGATGTTTCTCTGAAATTGATCAAAGTTTCCAGTTTGTTGTGTTGGGGAGGGATCTATTTTTACTGTGGGTTGTTGGTTTACAGATTGTTGATTTATTGGTGAGTCCACAAACAAAAGAGGATCAAAGCCATAGGGATTAGCAGACAATGGAGCATCAGCATAATTTTCATTAATCTCTGTCATTGTTCCTGCATCATTTGCTGTGTTAGGCAAACTTGCAACTCTTGTCGCATTATTCATGTTATTGTATGTGTAAGGATTAAAAAGGCTATCAACTTCTGTCATAGGCATATTTGATTGCCTAACTCCTAGTCCTCGTAAGTATGCTTCTTCTATAGGGTTTCTTGCCATTATCTCATTCCCATTGGTTGAGGTCTAACCATTCCTTGATCCATTCCAGGATTGACGTTTCTGGCCATTCCAGGATCTATGTTATCAAACCTTTGATTCTCAAAATAAGTTCGCTGACCATCACGCATCGAACCTTCAGGCATCATGCCATCAAGTTGTCCTCTAGGCAAAGATTTCAATAATGCTTCGAGTGCACCCATGCCCTCTTGAGGTTGACGACCTGTCCTCTCACGGATCTGCTCGATTTTTTCCATGAGATAATTCATCATGCTTTCTTGTGATGTCATATCAATCTCTGGCATGTTCCTTTGCATAGCATCCATTTCGGCTTGAGTTATAGAACCAGAGCCTGTTGGTCTCATCTCTGGTCTCATAAGCTGAGATCTCATGTAAGCATCTATTTCTTGTTGAGTTGTTGATCCAGAACCAGTAGGTCTCATCTCTGGTCTGGGCATTTGTGCTCTCATCATAGCATCCATTTCTGCCTGAGTTATAGAACCAGAACCCATTGGTCTTTGAGGTATGCCACTGAACGCTCCAGGATTAACTGGTGCCATCGGCATTACATTTGCAATCATTTCGTCAATTGTTTGGGTCATTTTATTTTATTTCTCCAAAATTCAATGTTGTTGCTCCAATTGTTTTAAGCTTTTCCATAAGCTCTTCTACGTCTTTTGCTGTGAAGTCAAAATCTCCTGTATCACCATAATAACCATCGCCAACTTTAAATATTTTAACATCATCATATCTGCCACCACTAAAAGCAGCAATAGGTCTGTTACTTGCTAACTGCATGCTCTCCTCTGGAGCCTTCCCCTGAATATCTTTTAGAGCACCAAACTTCATGATTTAATTCTTTCCATGTTTAGTTTAGCCTGATTCTTTTCTCTTTCAAGTTTTAAGTCAGCCTCAAGCTTTAAAACTTTTGCCTGTAACTCTGCCTGCAGTTTTGCTTGCTGTACTTGCAAGTCTTGTTGTGCTTTGGCTTGGTCTATCTGAATATCAGATTTTGCCCTTGCTTGGTCAGCAGCAATCTCTGATTGTGTTCTTTGCTGAAGAGCTTGTGCCTCAAGTTGCGCAAGTTGCTGTGCATATTGTAGAGGATTCTGTCTTTGATTAGCTCCACCTAAACCTTGTATTGGTGCCATTTGCGGAGCTTGTTGTACAACTTGTGCAGCTCGTTGGCTGATAAGCATATCCATTTGTGGGTCAATATCTTCAAACTTAAACTTGGGATCTCTAATATTTGGTAAGTTCGGCAACGGCATGCCGATTCCTGCTTCCATTCGCTGACGATATAATAAGGCAATATGCTCTGCGATGTGTGCGATCAAAACAGGCTGTAGTCCTCTTGCTGCTGGATTGCCAGCCAAAGATGGGTCGGATAAAAACTGGGTGTGAACTGCGATATGGGCATCGTGATTCTGCTCCGGAAATGCTTTTATAGGTTTGCCATACATTATTGACATATTCTCATCAATGGGGTCAAGCCTTGCAGCCTCAGCAGGCTCTTTTAGGACTTCTGCAATATTAGGGATTCTTATCGCCTCATACATTCTTTTGTATGCCTCGTATAAATCATGGAGCTGGGGAGCTGATCTTGCCATTTCAAGTATGGCTTGCGCTTGTGCTATTCTCTGGGCAGTACTAAAGATGTTCGGATCACTGACAGGGATTATATCTATTCGCTCATTGAAGTCAGCAGCATAAACTGTTTCCGATGCACCAGCGACAGCAAAGTTAAAAGACTCTGGCAGATATTCAGCATTAATCCTTGCAAGCATTTTAAACTCTTGCCCTTGAGAATAATGCAACCTTTTATGAATAGCTGAAAATGATTTTGAACCTTGCTCAATAAGTGCGACAGTTGACCCCACAGGAGCATTTGGGTTTACGTCTCCGACGTTTAAGTCGGCTGTGCTAGCAAAACGCTGTCCTGCCTGTACAATCAGACCAAGTAAATTAAAAAGTGTGCCTGATGGTTCTTTAAAAGGCAAAGGCATTATCGCCTTATTGACATCATCAACTGTCGCGTCCAGATCAACAAACTCTCCAGGATTAACATCTATCTCGCCACCTGTGACTCTGCCTTTTAGCTTAAAGCCTCCTTGCATATTTGCAAATGCAGCTGAGTCAAGCAAAGCTCTTAAAGAACCTGTTGCAGCTTTACCCAGTCCTCCGATCATATGGTATAAACCAAAACCATAAAATCCAACTCCAGGTAAAAATTTATAACTTACAAACCAGTCTCTTCTTTTCTTCCTGTCATCATCTTCGTAATAATTTCTTCTTACAGAAACTATTTTTTCAGAGTCATGATCTATTGTTATTACATAAGGCAACCTGACCATGTTTTCATCTTCTTCGTCCTCAACATCATCAACTCCAGCAAAAGCATCATAAACGTGCATTTCTAAAAGTGTGACAACGTCTTCTTGATTATCAGTGCTTATACCCTCAACATCTTCATTGACATCATCCATGTAGCTGGAGCCATCGCCTGTTGAATATTCGATTGGTAAATACCAGCCAGTGTCAACATACATGTTGTATTCGTTTTTAGGCATCCTGATAACATGAGTGTATCTGGGTGAGGTGTACAAGTCAGTGCTCTCAGGTGCAACAACAAAGTCCTCAGCTTTTACAAACTTGGCACATTGCCTGTCTTTATTAGCATCCCACCAAACCTTCTTAAAAGTCTGACCAACAAGTGGCAACTGAAAAAGCATTTGATCGAGGTCAGGAAAATATTCTGGCATTTCCTCTTGTATTTGATAATTCATATATTCGCGAACTCTACGAGCTTGTGCCTCAGTTTCTTCATTAGGCTCGCCAACTATTGTAGTCTTAATTGGACCACCAGAGGGATAAAGTTCAGAGATAGCTCTAGCATTAAACTGGGTTGCAGCCTCAGATATCATAGGATGAACAACTGTGCTTAAACCTCTGCTTGCTCGCTCCTCATCGCTTTCCTCTAAGCCACCTTCTGGATCAAGAGTCTCTAAACCTTTTTTATATCTCTCTTCCCAGTCTTTTCTGGCTTCTTTATCATTCTCATAATATTTGATTAAATGTGATGATTTTTTATCAAGGACATTTTGGTCTATTGATTCTGCTAAGTTCGCATCGAACTCCATCTCAACTTGAGGAACTAAGTCTAAAGCTGGGTCTCCTATTAAAACCTCATCGCCAAAATTTTCTACTTGCAGGTCGTCTGGTGGTGCTCCCTCTGCGAATGGGATTGGATCTTCAGCCATAAAGTGTTATCCTCTTTTTTGTTAACTCACCATCATCTTCATCGTAGTCGGCTGAATGCGTTACAAACCAACCTTTTCTTAAACGCAACCAAGCCTGAGTGCAAGTGTCAACTATGTCGTCATTGTCTCCTGCAGGAAAAGCTGCACATATATCTATTAAATTTTTACTCCATTTTTTGTCATAAGGAAAGAAAATTCTTCCATCTTCTAAAAGAGCAGATGCTGCATGGGCACGAGCTTCTTTGTCTCTGTCAGGTGAATAAGGTATTACAGGGATTCCTGCCATACGCAAATCTTGTAATAAACTTTGGCCAGAAGCTTTCTTTTCTATTAAAACTGCATCAGGTTCAAATTCATAATATGCTTCTTGAGCAATAGCTCGCAGTTCGGGATAAGTCACCCTATCATACCACATATCTAAAACTATGGCATTGACTTGACCATGCCTGCGAAAGACTCCCCAAGTTGTTCTGGCAGAATAAGAAGTTTTTTCTTTTGTTGAAAAGGCTGTGTCCCAAGATTGTATAATATATTCTATTTCAGGAAGATCTTCTTTTTCCCATGGCACCCACCATTCAGCCTTTAAGATTCCTCCTCCTTTTGGCATTGGTCTTTGCTGGAGCTGTCCTGCGGAGGCATAACTCCCAAGACTTTTTTCAAGCGAATCAAGAGTTTTGTCATCAATCCTGTCTGGCCAAAGGAGTTCATTTTCTTTTGTTCTTGGGTCTGTAAAGTTGAGCGAAGATTTTGTTGGTGATGGGTGTCCAAGTTCATAGCGAGCAGGTAAACATAAATGATCCCAGTCATTGTATTCATTCCTTAAAATATGTCCAGTTAAATCGTTTTCGTGAACCCTTTGCATAATAATTACAAAAGCTCCAGTTTTAGGATCGTTAAGTCTTGTCTGCATGGCTTGATCCCACCAATCAAGAACACCCTCACGAACAGCAGAGCTCTCGGCTTCTCTGACGTTGTGCGGATCATCAATGATTATTATATCGCCACCTTCACCAGTCAAGGCTCCATCGACTGATGTTGCTATCCTGGAGCCTGTTTGATCATTCTCAAATCTCTGCTTTTGGTTTTGGTCTCCTGTTAATTTAAAGACTTCGCCAAAATGTTCTTTATACCATTTGCTGTCAATAAGCCTCCTGCATTTTACTGAGTCTCTTACTGAAAGGGATGCAGCATAAGAGGCAAACAGGAATCTTTTCTGGGGTTGAATAGTCCAAGTCCAGGCTGGGAGTGCGACAGCCACAGAGATCGACTTCATGTGCCTTGGTGGAATATTTATTATCAATCGCTTTATCTGGCCATTAACAACAGCTTGTAAATGTTCGGATATAGCATCAATGTGCCAGTTGTCATAGAAGTCTCGTCCAGGTTCAATCGTTTGCCAAGAGTTCTTTATGAACTCCTTGAGAGATCTCCTCATCTTCTCCGATCGGACTTGCGTCAATGACAGCGTGTTCAAGAACTCGTTCAATTGCATTTAAGTCATCATTATTTAATTTAGTAATATCTAAAACTTTCTTTTCTTCTATTTGTGCTGTGACCTCAACAGCTTTTAAATCAGGCACACATTTTCCAAGCAATGTTTTTGCAGCCATAACCCTCAGCTCTGGGTCTGCTGATATGTTGCCAGCCTTAGTTGCCAAACCCTCAGAGTCTTTTGTATAAACAGGAAAAATTTCTTTGCCTTGCATAACGTCAGCTAAAAAGCCAACAGGATCTGCCTGACCCATAATCCAATTAATTGTGGCATGATGATTCCATTTTCTGTATCTTTCTTGACGATGAAGAGCTGGTTTTTGATGTTTAAGAGTTTCCACAGACTTAAACTTTCCATCCCATGCTTCAGGCTTAACAGGTGCACCCATCTTAATCGGACGCTGAACAACAACCTCTTCTTCACGAACTTTTTTTGGTCTGCCTCTTTTTTTAATTTCAGAAACCATGTTTTTTACCCAGAGAACCTTGTTTTATTATTTAAAGATAAAATTAAGTATTTAAAGCATAATGTTATTTTTAAAAAAAAGAAAGCCTCTATTTCTAGAGGCTAGGTTAAGGGAGGAAAGTGTAAGTATTATTAAAATTTTATTCCTGATTCTATTTGAAGTCAAGGAACATTCCAATACTTATACACGAATTATGCTCTGTCCAAAGATCTTTGTTCCAAGTCTCGCAACCTAATACGACGTTGATAAACAGGAACACCATGAACAGGGCAACTGAGAAAGATATAAAACCTCCCAATATTATTTTAGAAAACTGCAGCTCCAGATTTTTCATAATTTTCTCCTTAATTAGATTTTGGTCCATTTATAAAATATGCTAAACTAATCCTTTCACCACTTGTAACAGGCGTAACCTCATGCAAAAGATATGACTTGAAAAGAATAGCACTTCCTGGTTTTTTAAAATTTGTCATTTTACCATTGACAATTAAATCACCATCTTCATAATCTCCTTCAGACAAATTAATTAACAAAGTCATTTTAGTATCGAAAATGTCATTCCTAGAAGAATCGGTGTGAGCACCATAATGACCTTTAATTTTTGACGAGTAAACATTGTACAAAGCAACATCATATATATTCAAAGGGAATGTGCTGAAGCCAAATTTATAATGACATGTTCTTATCGCTTTTTGTGTGAAATTATATATTGGTCGAGTAAGATCCCCAACATAAACTTGCTTTGGCTCTATGTTTTTTAAATAAGTGCCATCCACTTTTGCACCCATTTCTTTATTCTCAGTAGCAAAATAACTTTTGTTAATTTTATCATTTGACTCTTTGATTTCATCCACTGTCAATTGCGGATCATCCCAAAGCCAAAAGTCATAACTAAAACTCATTTAACTCTCCATATTCTTATTTTGCCATTTTCCATTTTACGAGTGGCCAATTTGAATTGTGTTTCCCTATTTATCCAAGCCTGTATTTTTGCAGCAAGTTTTCTGTCATTAACCTCAAAGCTGTCGCCAACTTCCATCCTGTTAACAATATCAAACTCATGCCTTAAACCTTTAGTGTAAAGATGTTTCTTTGGTGGGATAGGAATGCCCTTTTCGATTTTTATATCGACAGGTAATTTATCTGATAATATCATTTAGTTCTCTCCTTATATATTTTCAACAGATGGTTAACAACATTTTGCCCAGAGATCCGAAGACCTGTTTCAGCCTCTAATTTATTTTTTATTTCCAAAAGATCTTTTATAGTTTCTTTGTCTTTTATTTGAATTAAATTTGTTTCGTTTTTCATAATTTACCTTTCTCAAAATTCTGCAGCTCCACATTTTTGCCACAGATCGCAAGGCACTCCTTTAAGTGCCCTACAAACTATGTCATTCCAAAAACTTAGCAGGGATAGTTTTCTCCTGTTGGTATTTTACAGCTTCAGAGTAGCTCAACTTATTCAACATTCGCAGTTGCTTAACTGGGGTTAGTATGTGATCTCCTAAAAGATCCTCAACAACTTTCTCAAGAGCTTGAGCAACTTTCATGTCAATATCATTCTCACTAATTTTATTAACAGTTGCCTTGCCTTCACCAACTAATAAGCCAGTGCCTCTAATGCCCTCAAGGATCTTC